GTTGAACCTGCAACCCACTGATTACAAATCAGTTTTATTTTACGTTTTATCGATAATAAAGTCAAACTTGTTAGTCACGTGTTAGTTTATTAAGCTTAAAAATTTAGCTTTTCAAGTTTTGGCTGCATGTAAAAATAACACATTTTGTGTCGTTTTACAATGCGGTTATCTTCCGCATGACCAACTCATACTCTTTCGGGTATGCAAGCTTTATGGCGCTCATGTGCTCATCAAGCACTTCCATTAAGCCACCAAATGGCGCGGCGCTGGCCGCTTCCACGAACTCGCTTTGTGGATTTGCTTTTGTGGAGTATGCCGCCGGGTACGACGTGGGAGGCAGCGCTTGAGTCTGCATTTCCGCCGGTGCCTGCTTTTCTTCCAGCTCATTTCTCACAGTGCAGAGAGCGGCAAGCTTCTCCACGCTCTGCCAGTCCGTTGAACCGCATTTCAGCTTGTGGATATGGGTGTTAATCTCGTCGATGTCCATACTTGCCACCCTCCTCCCTTATGCGTTGCGCAGAATGTCCGCCGCGCGTTTGTAAGCGTCTCGCTCTGCGCCGGTGGCGTCCTGCATCATGTCCTCGATGTCGGAGATCATGCGCTCCCGGCCATCCGTGCGGGAGTAGTGGCCGCGGACATAGTGTCGGCCACGGTTGGCATAGCTGTTGCCCCGGTTGTAACCGTTTCCGGCATCGTGGCCGAAAGTCCCGCGCATGTCAGCTTCCCACTCGCCTGTTCGGCTGTACTCGCCGCCCTCGCAGTAGTCCGCAATGCGGTGGATGTCCAGAATGATGTCCACGATCTCGCCGATCATCTCAACATCGCCCGGGGAACGGTTCTTTTTGTCGGTCAGCTCCATGAGCTCGTCGCACATTTCATCTTTCAGATGGTTCAGTTTATCCAGCATGGCTTTATCTCCTTTCTTATGCTACCCGCTCAACGATCAGGTTGCTGTTTGCAATGCTGACCGCCTGCGCGCTGGTGTTCTTAGCCGCCACAGTCACGCAGCAGCCGCGCGGCACCTCGATGAACGCTGCCACAAAAACATTGAAGTAGTTTTCGACTGCAGCAGGTGTGACAATGGCGGTTGCGCTATTGAGTGCCTCACCGCCGACAGCCAGCGCCACGGAAATGGGTCCCACAGTGCCGCCGGTGGAAATGGCAATATTGCCGCCAAAGCTTACCTTGAAGCGCGCTTTGCATTGATTGGTCAGACCGCGCAGGGTCACGAGGCCGCTGCCCTCACGGTGCATGATGCAGGCAGGGGCTTTTACCGCGGTCTCGGTCAGGGGAAGGTTTTCACCCGCTGCCACACTGACGGTGTTAGAGTTGCTAAATTCGGCCATTTTATCGACTCCTTTCATAAAAAACGCCGGGACTGCGGCCCCGGCGCTCTGGTTTGCAAAATCAGCTCAGGGGCTGAACATTTTGATGTGGGAATTTCCATTTTGGAAACAACCACTCAAAAAGCTGTCGTGATTCGGTTATGCGCAGCTGCCGCATCCGCAACCGGCGTAAGAGCCAGATGCCCACGGGTTGCAGGATGCATAAGCCGGGATGGGCGTAGGCCGCAGCTGGTTCAGCAGATAGTTATTCTGGGCTGCCTGAGAGGCCGCGAGCTGGGCCGCAAAGAGCTGCTGGCTCTGCTCCGCAATCTTGGCGTCCTTTGCCTCGATGCGCTGAGCTGTGAGAGCGTCCAGGATAGCCCGGGCGTTCTGGTTCTGGTTGTCTACGATGTCCCGGGTCGCGTTCTGCACAGTGTTCCGGGTCTCGCAGGACTGGGTAGCCAGATTGTAGTTGACGCCCTGGATAGCAGACCGGGTCTCGCAGCAGCAATCCTGTGCCTGCATCTGCATAGCAAACAGCTGCTGCATGAAAGCGGCCTGCTGATTTGCACGGCTGATCTCGGCGGACATGAAGCCGTTACTCACGGTCTGCTGGACGCCGTTGATGAGCTGTGCCTGCTGGTAGAAGCCGTCACACATACCGTTGTTTACGCCATCGATCTTGCGTTCGATGTTGGCGAAGTCGCTGGTCAGGATGTAGCCATCCACGACGCCGGCGCCGGCACCGGCGCGATTGCCGCCCCAGTTACCGCCCCAGCCGCAGAAGATGAAAAGGAAGAGCACGATGATCCACCACGAACCATCGCCGCCAAAGCCAAAGCCGTTGCCGTTGTTGGTATTGGCGGGCTGCACCGGCATAGTCAAGCCGATGTTGTCAGAAGAAAGAGACATTTTGTACTCCTTTCGAAATTTTTGATAAAAAGTGTATCTCGACCGTGGCCACGGTTACGACTTAGTGTAAAAACTGCTGGAACTGCTGAGCCATTGCCTGAAGCTGGTTGAGCTGGTCTTGGCTCATCCGCCCGGATTGCAGGAGCTTTTGCACCTCCTGCTTTGGATCGCCCTGAAAATTAGCCTTGAACTGCTGGAACTGCTGCATCATCTGGCCGAACTGGCCCATAGGGCCGGGCATGGATGATGCTTTGCCGCCGCCCAGTGCATTAAAAAGAGGATTTGCCATGATCACTTGACCTCCGTTTCGGTTTTTGTGGGCTCCTGCTTTTCCAGCGCTGCACAGCGGGCTGCCAGGGCGTCAAACTCTGCCCTGGTGACAAACTCCCCGCCGGGCTGTTGGACGGCCTGAGCGGGCATCTTAGCTGCCGTGGTGCGCTCCTTGTAATCAAAGGCCCTGAGCGGCAGCGGCATTCCGCTTGCGTCCGTGCTCTTGATGTAAAAGGCGCTGTTCTCGCTATCCATCAAGAGCACGCTGTTCCCGGCGGCTACCATGTAGGCTTTTGCGCCCTCTTCGCCCTGCACCCAGATGATCGGAGGCGTGGATGGGGAGCTTTGCCCTGTCGGTTGGCTCATCATGGGCGGCTGATACCCGGCATTCTGCCGCAGCTGCGTGAGCTGGTCAGGCATAGGCTGCCCGTAGTAGTTTGGCATTTGATAGCCATATGGATTGTACGGCATCGTTTAGTCCTCCTTATACCAGTAGTAGATCGGGCATTCCGCGCCGCTGTCCCAGCTGTCCCACCACTTGCCGTCGATGACGGCCAGAACGTGGCCGGAGCAGCCCAGTACATACACGCCGTGCGGGTACTCCCGGGCAAAATCTGCCACGGTGTAACAGGTGGCGCAGTCCGCTTCCACCATTCGGCGCTTGTAACCCTGCTTTTGGAGGTATGCGCCCCATGTGCGGTTTGCGCTGGGCATATCGCCGAGGGCGTAACCAGTGAGAGCAAGTGCAATATACGCTTGCTCCCAGCTCTGGCCGGTGGCCGCTGCTACCGCCCGCACAGCACAGTCTCCGACGCTGCTCCCGTGGGGGTTAGGGTTAAACTTGTGCCACATGGGGCTTCCCTCCCTTTGCGCTCAGTTTACCTTTTTAGGGAGAGCCAAGAGACAACGAACGCACAACGAAGGACAAAAAAGATAGCATAAATAATTTATTTTCTCAAATTTAATGTTGACAAAATAAATTATTTATGCTATAATAAGAGCGTCAAGAGGAACACCAAACAACAGATGGAGGACGACGACAATGACTAAGTTTTATGATGGCAGCAAGCTCCTGAGCATCGAGATGACCGATACCGCCAACGGCGCACACTTTGAGGCTGATTTCTTCGAGGCCGGTGGCCTCGAGTACAACGCCGATCTGGACGCTTACAAGGTCGAGGACGTCGAGTATCTGGCCGATTACGCCAAGAGCTACGCTGACGGCACCAACAGCGACATCGACTACACCGTCGATGAGGACGGCAATGTCGTGACTCCAAACTGCACCGTCGATTGTGACATCGAGGTGATGCAATGAGCACCCATGGGTACGCATGGGTGCTCATCGGCCCGGATGGCGAGCGCCACGAGGTCGATGATCTGGCAAAGTGGAGCCAGGACAATGTAAAATTGTTTTTCCCGGATGCCGCACCGGACAACGCCGCATCCCGGATCTCCGAGGGCGTCCAGATGATGGGGTACGCGCTCCGGCACCCGGAAAGACCTCACGGGCTGCGCACTTATAAAGGGTGGACGCTTGCGGGTCTTCCGAAGCCCAAGATGCCGGACGCCAAGCCTCCCAAAGAGCCGCTTGCTGACCGGCTGATTGGCAAAACATTCGGCAATCTCTCCATCGTCGGCACGGCACCGGCTAAAATCATGGCTGATGGCTACAAATGCACAATGGTCGTCGTGCATTGCGCTCTTTGCGGCAATGATAGAGTTATGTCATACAGCTCCGTAAAACTATCAAGGAGCTGCGGCTGCCAGCGAGGACGGCACAGAAAAGACGGACGCGTCCAGCAACCCGTCGCGCCCTCAAAGCAGCCTCCGTATGATCAGGAGACTGCCGACCATAAAGGCAAGTCACTAAAAAAGATCTGCGCCATCTGCGGCAAGCCTTTTTATGCCTCTCCCAGTGAGGTAAACCAGCAATGCTGCTCAAAAAAATGCGGCGCTGCGCTGCGGCTAAAAAATGGTCATATCAACAATGCCGCATGGTCGGATGAGGCAAAGGCCCGCCGGACAGCAGACCCGGAGACCCAGGCGCATATGCAGACATTGCAGTCAGTAGGTGTTTCGGCGGCTCTAAAACTGCCGGGAGGCCAAAAAGGCCCACAAAATCGCGAGGCTCTCGTTTGGAGGTTGATTGACCCGGACGGCAACACTCACAAGGCGGTCAATCTGTTAGACTGGGCTCGTCAAAATCATTTGCTGTTTTTTGACGACGACATCCCAGAGGACGTTGCCGCAAAAAGGATCGCAGCAGGATTTAGGGCGATTGCCACATCGATCCGGGGGACTCGCTTAAAATCACGTCCGGCATCGAGCTATAAAGGGTGGCAGCTGGCCGGGCTTCCCACGCCCAAAACCGCAGACGACGATAACTTTGATAACACGGAGGATACACCATGCGCAAAATAATCAACGGCTCTCGCTATGACACCGATACCGCAAAAAAAATGGGACACTGGGAGTCTGACCAGGACTACACCAGCTTTTACCACTGTGAGGAGACTCTTTACCGCACTAAGGCGGGCAAATGGTTTATCTACGGCATGGGCAACGCAGCCACTGTATACGCCGTCCGACGTAGTGACGGATGGACGGCTCCCGGTGAGCAGATTGTGCCTCTCTCCGATGAGATCGCGCAAAAGTGGGCGTTTGAGCACCTCGGCGAGGAGCAGTGCGACGCCATCTTTGGTGCTGGCAGCGAGGGCGCAAAGGATGTACAGGCAACGATCTACATCCCGGGTCCGCTTGCCGAAAAGATGACATCCCGGATAGATGCCGAGCAGTGCAGCCGAAACGAACTCATCCTGCGGGCGCTGCGGGAATATCTCAAATAAACAAAAAAAGCCCCGATGCTCCAAACAGAGCACCGGGGCTTTTTACGTCTCACGCTGGATGCGCGGGAGACTGGCCAGTTGTACAAATATCCACCCTAATGCGCTTCTTCGATAGGCCGGGTGGATTTGTTGATGTTATTATACCACAATCAATCCGTCACGACAAGAACCAGCGCAGGGCCGTTGACGCTGACCTCTGCGTCCTGATATGGCTCGACAATGGTCGTTTCCACGCCCTCGCGTTTGCGAAGCTCTGTAACAAGATTTGCGGTCGGAACATTTTCGAGGTTCACGGTGAGCTCCTTTCGTCTAGCTTTTCATCAATAACTTTCAGCCGGTAGCCTATCGCCGTCCGGCTGTAATGGGTCTGTGCTGCAATGTCCGGCAGCGGGAGCCGCTCAACGTACCGCAGTAAGGCTATCTTACGGTCTACCCTCCCAAGCGGTGCGTTTTTGATTGCGGCGGTCATTTGCTGTCGGTCAAGTCCTTGCAGCGAAGCGGGCAGCACTACACGAGCCGCCGCCACAGGCAGCACCGAGCCAAAAAGGCTGCGGCAGCTGTCCGGCGTTGCGCACTCGAACGGTCACGGCACGGTAATGTCCCATTTTGCCGCCGTTGGCAAAATGGTCACACACTGCGGGCCACAAAATCGGGTACGCACGCTGATCATAATAATAGCGTGGCGTTTGCTCGTATGTAGTGCTTGCCATAATAATCTCCTTACTGCTTTTCCAGCGCCGCCCGGGCGCGGTCAAAGAAAAACTGAATAACGATGCCGATGGTCTCATCGGTGATGGCCCAGCTGATGAGCCTGCCGTATTTGCTGGTACTCAGGGCGGCGCGAAGCATCTTGACGACCCACGCCTTACGCTCTGCGCCGCGCTTTGTGCCAAGGATTTCCTTCTCCGCCTGCTCGATGAGGTCCAGCACCAGCGGCTTTACCGCTGCGCCATAGCCCAGTCGGACGCAGCCCAGTGCGTAGAAGATGAACCCGCCCAGCATGAGCACGAGGGCCACCGGCACGGGAATGACGCCCAAAATGTTATTGATTGTTGCCATGTATTACTCTCCTTTCTCTTTTTCGAGGTCTGCAATGCGGTGGTTTGCCACCTTCATCTGTTCTTCAAGCACCGGGATGCGCTGGGCAAAATTGTTGTGTGTCCGGACTTCCCGGGTCAGCTCTTCCAGCTTGGTTTCGGTCACAGCCTGCTGCTTGTCCAGCTTGGCGTCCATGCTCTGGGCGGTGCGGTTGTTGGAGACGATCACGCCGATCAGGCTCAGACCGCCGGTGATAATGGCTACGATGATCGCGTCGCTCATGCGCCCTCCCGGAGACGGGTCAGGCCCTTCTTACGGATGATTTTGGGGTAGTTGACGGTGGTCACGTTGAGGTCTACGTTGCCGGAGATGCCCGGCACAGCGCCCTTACTGGTGTGCTGGTGGGAGTTGTACTTAAAGGTAACAGCAGGCGGTTTGCCCGTATAGTCGGCCAGCCACACGTCGTAGGGGGTCAGCGCCGCGCCGCCCATGTAAAGGTGGGTGTTGGCGAAGCTGGTGTAGGTGTACAGCTGGGCATAAAATCCCATTGCCTCGATACGGGCCAGAGCGTAGGCTGTCAGGTCAGTCAAAGCCTGTCGGCCAAGCTGCTTGAGCTTGTTGTCCTCCACGTCTACAGCCACCGGCAGAGTCAGCTCTTTGCCGCGCAGAGCGTCTGCCAGCAGAGCCAGCTCTTTGTCTGCGCCGGTGTGGCTGATAGCATAGGTGTAGTAGTACACGCCCACGTCCAGCCCGGCAGCCCGGGCGTTGCGGTAGTTGGTCTCAAAGGTAGGGTCGATGTACAGCCCGTCTGCCCGCTTGGAGAGCTTGCGGTTGGTGGAGACCGTCTTGAGCATGACGCCCTTGTAGCCTGCCGCTTTGACCTTGCGCCAGCCGTCAAGGGTGATTTTGCCCTGATACCGGCTCACGTCAATGTAGCGGTAGGGTGGTGCGCTCTCCCAGCCGGTCACGGTGTCCACTGTGGACACTTTTTCAGGGGCAGGGGATTCCAGCTCCTCTGCCTTGTCTTTGGCGGCGCGGGAGAGGGCTTCCAGCAGCTTGGAGATAAAATCAAAAAATGCTTTCATTCCACGCCGCCTTACTGCCCGAGGGCTTCTTCGATTGCTTTCAGGTCGTCAGCTGTCAGGACCGGATAATCTGCGGCAATGTCTTCAAAGGTCTAACCAGCGTCAAGCCGGATGCGGAATGCCCGCACCATGATGCGGAGCTTCAGGTTGTTTAGCGTCTTCATAATTTTAGCCTCCAATCAAATCGGCCATCATGAGTACAAGGTCGTCGTTTGCAGCTTCAAGAGAGGTGAGCCGTTTTTCCGCTTTTGCTTTAGCGGCTTCGTCCTCTGGGATTTCCCTCAAGATAAACTGCCACGTCCCGTCCGGTGTGTCAGTAGGCTGCATGATTTGCACCAACTCTGCATTGTGCAGGGTATCAGGGTAGGCGCACTGGCTCATGTCGCCATCGCTGGCGGTGATATGGACTTCCGACAGCTTGCCATTAAACATTTCTGTGGTAATCTCGGTTGCACTGTGGAACGTGTTGGCTCCGGGGTTCAGGGTCAAGCCCTCAATCAATTTCCCACTTGCGAGGGTGACTGTATAAGTTTTCATGACTATAAAGACTCCTTTCTCTCAATCCTGCGGTACAGGCCCGCAGGATGTTCGATCAGCCGATCAGCCCGACGACGGGACGAACGCCACTGGCGGCGTTGGGATTATCGCAGCCCGTTTCGCCGTTGCTGCTGACACGCGCGAAACGGGCTGCCGAGACGACGTCTCGCAGCCAGTACCCTTTACGGTTGCAAATCATCCACGGAGCCAGCCGGAAAAGGGGCAACTGGCTCTTGTCAACGGTATAGTTACGGCAGGTGTTCAACGGGTCAGTGCCGTCCGGCATGGGCGAGAATTGCCGCCCACCATAAACCATGTTCTCGTTCATCAGGTCAACGGTACTGTCGCACCATTCGGAGCCAGTGGGCTTACCGTTTGTGACGGCATTCACCAGATGTTCACGGTGGCTCAGGATGTGAGCGGAGCCAAATGCAGCAGCGACCATCTGCTTTGCCTGCGCCAGGCCGTTTTTGTACAGGTCAGAGCCAACATAGCCGCCCTCGGTGGTGTTGCTGGGGTTGAACTTGTAGGTGTACAGCTGGTCATGGGGAATGACTACGACATGGTGCTTAGTACAAAGCGTATCGCCGGTGCTCAGCCAGTAGTCAAAAGCGGCGATGATGTAGTCCACGCCGCCAATGGTCCAGTAGTCACCAAGGAACAGGTCTTTGAACGTGCCCGCTTTGATGGCTGCCCACTGCTCGCTTGTGACGCTGGTGCCAAGTGCCTTGCCCCGATAGACGCAGTTATGTGCAGCTGCGCCATCTGGTGTAGTCAATCGCAACATATCATCCTCCGCAGTATCAGAATTAACAACTCCCAAATCTGCCAGAATTTTTGCCAGCGTCGCCCTCTGGGTACTGCCGCCCTGCAAGATAAGCTGATCAGTTTTTGCTACCGTGCTTGCCTGCGGAAGGCTTGTAATAGGTACATTTGCCATGTTGTGTCCTCCTTAACATTTACAGATTTGTCCGGTGGCAATAAGCTTGTCACCGTCTGACGTACACAGCACATCGCCGCTTGAGGTGTACAGGCCAAAAGACACGCGGCCCGTTACCAACATCAGCATCATAACGTCATCAATATTATTAGCTGTTGCGATAACCTGAGCTTTGTCAGCGGCAGACTGGGCATCGGATGCGGCTTGCTCGGCTTTGGCGGTGTCGCTGCGGACTTGTTCGACCTTTGAGCTGATGTTGTCCACTGCCTCCGACTTGGCAGTGCCGACGGCAGCAATAGCTGCGTCTTTTTGTGGCCCGATTTCGTCCAGCGATTTTTTTGCAGCAGTGGCCGAACCCGCAGCGTTCGTTTCGCTGCTCTTGGCAGCAGTGGCACTGGATGCTGCCGCAGTCTGGCTGCTCTTGGCAGCAGTGGCACTGGATGCTGCCGCAGTCTGGCTGCTCTTGGCAGCAGTGGCGGAGCTGGCCGCTGCGCTGGCGCTGGATGCCGAGCTGGTTGCAAACTGCTCGACATACTCGCCCATCTGGGCAATGTCTTCACGTACCTCTTTGCCCAAGACCGCTGTGCGTATCCCATCGATTACCTGTTTAAAAGTTTTTGTCATTTTTTTGCTCCTTTGCTGTGCTGACGTTTAGCTTTTAGTGGGTATCGGATTGCCGTTGAGGTATCCCATAGAGCTTAAAGCGATACTGTACGCCATAGACGCTTTGTGGCTGCTGAGGGCCTGCAGGTCTGAGATAGAGTAAAAACTCGTCCCAAACGTAAACTTTTTCTTGTCAGGCGCGTCCAGCGGCTCGACAATTTTGGTCAACACCAACGGTGTATCAATGCCGTGAGGCTTTGAGATAATGCGGGTCTTCTTCATCCAGCTCAGGCGCTCAGTGTTGATACCTGCATCACGCAAATCAATAGCGCTGACCTCAATGCCATCATAGTATCTTAGATTTTTCCGGAGCTCTTCGTTCGCAGCGTCCCGCAGCTTTTGCTTTGTAATCGACTTACCGTCGATGACAATGACCCGGGTGATAATACCATAGACGCTCTGTGCCTCTCTGTCGTCGGCCTGCTCCTGGATGGTCTTGGTACTCTTAAAAATCCACCAGCCTTTTTTCTGGTAGCCTACCGCGATGACCCGGGTGACGATGTTATCGGCCTTGACATAGTTATTGAGGTCCAGCATATTTACGCCAAACTCGATCGTCTGCGTGTTGCTCTCCGCTACGTCGGCAAGATAGTCCAGATACCGCGTTTTACCGTCGTCTGAGTACCGCACGACAAGGTAGCCGCCGTAGACGTCCGTCAGCTCAGATTTCAGGACGTCCCACGTAGTGCCGAAGTTTTTGCCGTCGCCAAAGCTTAGGGCCTCATTGGTGGAGACGTCAAAGTCATGCAGTGAGTAGCCGGTGCAGTTTACCCAGACGCCTCCATAGGTGACGGAGCTGGGGACGTATTGTTGTATCTTCCCGTCATCGCCCAGCCGCCAGTTTGTCAGCGGGGTGGTGCCGAGCTCGTAAATGTACTTAGAGCCATGAGCCGTCGCGGTCACAGCGTAAAAGCTGCCGTTTTTGTAGGCTATGTTTCGCTCCACCGTGAATGAGTCTCCCTCCTTAGAGACAACGCGTATCGCATCACCTTTGTTAATATACTCCCCAGCTGAAACGGTGTAGTTTACTATATCGCATATCCGCCTTTCATCAGCATCCTCAAGAAAATAATCATTACTGCCGTCGTCGTCTTCCTCGGAATCCACTTTGCAACCGCTCATGTAGACCGTCTTAAAGGGCTCCTGCGGTCCTTCTGCAAAAACAGTGACATCGCCCACCGTAAAGGCTTTGTATTTGTCGGTCTGGCTGTTGTGATTGCGGATGACATTTTCCAAAAATTCCCGGATGCTGATATTTGGGTACCGATAAGGGGTGATCGCGGTATCATTGAGATACGCGAGCTCACCCTCACAGTACACTTTTTGTCTCAGATAAAAATCCATGTCGTGGCTCATGACCCGCCCGTGCCAGATGGGCGTGCCATCCTGCTCCACCTCCACAATGGTCTTGAGCTTTTGCAGCGCCGAGTGGGCAACATTGCCCAGCGGGAGCGTAAACTCAAAACTGCCAGCCTTACCGGCCTCACGGGTGAGAGTCGGGGAGATGAGCAGCGTAGCCGTAGTGCGCAGGTCTTCGCCAGTCGGGTCATAGATGCAGGCTTTGGTGTCCCATACGCCTACGGCGGTCTGGGTGCCTGCATAGACTTTGTAACTCACAGACTTTTTACCTCCGTTGCCGTATCATAAATAGTGTCTGTCTCAAAGTTAAAGGTGTCCCACTCCCAGTCAGCACCCACCTCAGCGGTGAGGCTGACTTTGTATGGGTTGCAGATGCCAGAGATGGTAAAGACATTCTCCCACCGGTCGCGGCTCTGGGGGGTCACTGTCCAGTAGCCCTCCCAGTACCACGACGGGTCATCATCAAAGATGCAGCGCAGCCACTGTCCCTGCAAAGCGTTTTCGAGGGCGCTCTGGATGCTGGGCCAAAGCTTTTTTGGCTTGACGCACTTGAGGGTGATAGTTATCTTGCGCTGGGTGTAATGGACTTTGCCGTCCAGAGATTTGGAGAGGTCCAGAATACGGTCGCTAAACGGCACCTTTATGAGTAGGCTCTGGTCCGGTTCTGCCGGGCCGACGGTCGTACCGCCCACCACGATGTAAAGCCCCCAGTCCTTGAGGGTGTGGTAATCGCCCAGCTGGACGCCTTGTAAAGCTGCCATTTAACCACCTCTTGCTTTCCGGGCCGCGCGGATGCCCAAATCTCCATCAATGCCATTGGTGAGTGTCGGCTGCATTGCACCCGCAAGAGCCTGCACACCGTTAGCGTCGATGACCAGCGTACCGGTGCCGATAGCCGGGAGGTGCTCATCCAGCAAGTTGGAGATCCGCTGCAATACGCTGAGCTGCTGCTTGCCGGTGGTGTCCTGCTGACTGCCAGCAAACGGAGACGCGGTGACGCTGCTGTAGCGGTTGAGCTGGTCGGCGCGGGCCGAGAACTCTGCCAGAGAGTCATACACCGGCGTTGTGCCGTAGGGGCTCTTGTAGTTGTTGGTGACGTCGTTATCACGGCTGCTGCGCCACTTGGCAAACGCCGCGCCGCCCACAAGGGCTGTCAGGCCGAGGATAGCAGCCACCACGGGGTTTGCGATGATAAAGCCCACAATGCCGCTGAGAGCTTTTGTAATGACGCCCGCCATGCCCGAAAAGTTTCCGGCGATGCCCGCCAGCTTGGCACCCATGCCGCCGGACTCGCCCAGCCCGTTTATGACCTGAGAGAGGCCCTGCACGGCCACTTTTGCGTCGTTGGCGTCCGAGGTAATGCCATCGGTGAGCAGCTTGTGGAGCGTATCTTTCAGGCTGCTCATACCGCCGCCGGAATAGCTGTCGTTGATAGCAGTGAGGGCGTCCGAAAACCATTTGGAGATGATGTTGCGCTGCTCTTGCGTGACCTCGCCCCAAATCAGCTTTGCAAAGTCGGTGGCAAGGCTCGTCCAGTTGCCGTTTTTGAGGTCGGTGAGCACACTTTGGAGCGTCCCCATGATGCCGTTTTGCCATTTGGTCTTGGCCTCGCTGAGATTTTTGTCAATACGAGACTGCATCTCAGAGACAGACAAAACCACCTTGTCGCAGGTCTGGTTGACCGTGGTGGTGATTTTGCCATCGGCATCGGTCACATTTTTTGTGACCTTTCTAATGGTCTTTTCGACGCCGTCCACTACCTCAGTCCACGAGTCGGTGATAGTCTGCACCGTCTCTTTGGTGGTGCCTTTGAGCTGCTTAGTGGTGCCGTCATAGACGTTGTAGGTGTTGTCAGCAGTCTCTGTTACACGCTGGATGCTGCCAACGATGTTGCCAGTACCAGCAAGTATCTCCTGAGAGGTCTCCTTGATGGTATCGGCCAGCTTTTTGGTATCGGCGGCGACGTGCTTTTGGGTTGGAGTCTTGGTCTTGGGTTTGGTCGTGGTGGGCGAAGTGGTAATAGAGCTTTTGCTTTTGCCAGAAGGCTTTGCAGGCACCCAGCCGTCATTCTCGTCCCACACCATCCCAGCGTGAGATTCATCCCAGTCCTCTTTCCCCTGTTTTGTTGTCTGGTCAGCGTTAAATGCATTCCAGTACACAGCATCCCAGTCGCCACTAAAAAGCGAAATTTCGCCTTTTCTGAAGGAATCGGCAACAGCTTTCAGGCCCACAAGCGAGGACTTTGCCTTGTCGATCACACCGGAAAGTCCGGTTATCTCTCCGATAAGGCCCGTCCATCCGTCGGTTTTGTAGGCCTCCTGCGCGGCCACAGTCATATCATTAAGATTTGAGATGACCATGCCGATGCCGTTGGACAAATCGCCGGTCATAAGGCCGGCCAACTGGCTCACGTTATCTTTCAGGGTTGACACACGGCCATTCATGGTCTGGCTTTGGGTGTCCATTGCGTTGTAATATCGCCCGCCCTCTTCGCTGGCCGCAATAAGGGCCTCAGAAAGCAGGTCGTAGCTGACGGTCATGCTCTGGACATCCTGCACCGATTTGCCGGTGTAGTCGGCCAAAACCTGATAGATATTGATGCCGGCATAGGCAAACTGCTTGATGTCGATGGCGGACGCCTTGCCAACATTGGCGATCTGCTGCAAATTGGCGGCCATGCGGGACAGCTCGTCGTTTCCGCCGCCGGTAGCAGATACAGCGTCGCCCAGCGCCATGATGACCTTGCGGGAGTAGCCTGCATTTTCGCCGGCGCTGATGAGCAGCTGGTTGGCCTGCGTCAGAGCTTCCACGTTGAAGGGCGTCCGGGCGGCGTCCTCCTGAATGGCTCCCATGGCCTGCTGAGCGGCCTCGGCACTGCCCAGCATATTGGTAAAGCCGGTGGTATACTTCTCGATCTGGGCGTTGTACTCGATGCCTGTCTGGACAAATCCCACAGCAGCATCAAGCGCTTTGCTTGCCAAAGTGGTCAAAACATTGCCCAGGATCTGCCCTTTTGCAATAGAGCCTGCAAGGCCGCTTTCGGTATTTCGGGTCGAGTCGCCGAAGTTTTCCATGTAGGTGCTGGCATTGTTCAGCGCCTGCTGTACCTCGGCCAAATGCGTACGCTCGGCTTGCAGCTGAGTCAAAAGAGCTCTGGTCTCTTTCGACGTCTCACCGGTGGCTTTGGCCTGCTCATTGTACTTTTGGGCGGTCTCATTGACCCGCTTTTGCAGGTCCGTGTACTCTTTGCTGAGAGCCGCCACCATTGTCTTTGTGGAGGCTTTGGTCTGCTCAATGCTCTGCTGATACGCCGACGTATCAAGGCCGACTGTAGCCATCAATTCAAAGAGCTTCAGGTTTCTTCACCTCCATTCAAGCCATTTTTGATTCTTTGTATCACTTCTTCGGCGCTTTGCTGTGGCTCTAAGGAGCGGGGGGCGATGATTCCCGCTACCCGGTCAGCCCAGCGCTCTTCTACGCCTGCAAAGCTTGCCAGCGTGTCCGTCATGTATGCCCGGTAGCTCAAAGCAATAGCCTCTTGCCGCCGGGTGTTCATGATGTGCTGGACGATGTAGGGCTTGCCGATGAGCTGCAGCATATCGAGCCGAATGGACGAAGTCAGGCGCCGATACTCGTCTGGCCCAGCTTCACCAACGATAACAAAAAATCCAGCACGTCCTTGTCCTCGATGGTGGCAGTGATAACGCGCAGGGTTTTAAACGGCGTCATGGTCTCTGGCTTGCCGTCCTTATCCACGTCTGGCTCATAGAGCAGCGGAAGCAGCTTGGCGGTAGCCTCGGCGTTGTCGAACAGCAGGCTTTTTGCCATTGCCTTGAGGTTTTTTCGGCTCTGTTCTTCCCTCTTCTGCTTCTTTTCCTCTTCGGTCTCGCTGCCGTTGAAAGCCGGCATGACCTTGCGCAGCTCCATGACTTTGGTCTTGGTCAGCAGGTCAGACACCGCGTCAGCGATAAGCCAGCAACGCCGCAGGAACTCGGTTTCGTCCATCTGGTTCAGGGTTTTCATGTTGTAACCTCCTTATGCTGCGGCCTTGGGGCTGTAGTACCACTCCATAGGCACCACGTCACTGCCCAGACGGGGGCAGCCGGTCAGGGTGACTGCAATGTTGCCTTTTCCCTTGTCGGTCGTCTTCAGGGTCAAACCGCCGGTGGACAGTGCATTCATCAGCCGGACTGCAACCATACCGCCATCCAGCGTGTCTCCAACCCACCAGATGTCCTTAAAGTCACCGGTGCTTTCAGTGGGATCCAGTGTCATACGGGGCGTGACCTTCTTGTCACTCACATCCGCAGCGCCCAGCGCCAACTTGATAACGTCCGTTGTGGCATTCAGGGCCGTAAAGGCCAGCGTGCAATCGTAGTCCTCGATCTGCATCAGCTCTGCGGTGTTCTTCTGGGCGTTGTCCACGTCCGCGCCCAGATCGGTGAAGTTTGCCTTGCAGGTCGCGGTGATGCCGCCGGTCGTAGCAGTGATAATGTCTGCGTCCTGAACTTCGGTCTCGCCGGTTACATCAAACTTGTTGACCACGATGCCTGCGTTGAACTGCATGGATTCGAACGCTTTCTGCGAAATTTTGGAAAATTTTCTTGCCATATTGCTCCTTTACTCACGGTATAAGCCGTGTGAGTTCAAAAATAAGGTATTCGCACAGATACCCTTCAGGCGTGTTGTTGAGTGGCTGTGCCCAATCTTTATCGTCTTTGTCCAAAAGAATAGCGCCGCCCTCACATTGGATGGTCAAACCATTTGCAAGGGCCGCGCTGATCGTATCTTCTGTTTGCAGAATGGGAGTTCTGCCGCCCTTGCTGGGGTACCACAGCCGGGCGTGGAAGGATGTCGACTCGTTCCAGCCGCCGGGGATGGTGGGCTTGTAGGTCAGATACGGCAGTTCTGCGCCGGGAGGGATATTATCTTCCAGATAGCCGGGGACGCCAAAGCTATTAAAAAAGGCGTTCAGCGCCCGGTTGATGCTCTCAGACGGTCCCATTACGGCAGCACCGCCTTTTTGCACTTGACGGCCCGCAGGCCCATGCCGGATTCTTCCGGAGCGCTGCCCTCATCGGCCGCGCTCGTCACCTGAAAGGTCTGCCCGTCGCTCACCCGCTTGACGTAGTCCGGGAAAGTCAGCGGCACACCGGCATTGACCAGCAGCGTATAGGTAGATGCTGTAGCCGCCTGCTCTGCGACCTGTGCTTCCACGGTGGTGTCGTGGCGCTCCACGGCCTCAAACTCCGGGCCGTCCGTCCAGCCGGACACAAAGCCGCCCACGCCGTCCGGCTCATAGCTGCGGGTCTGAAAACGGTATTTTTTGGTGAAGCTCTGCATCACGGTGGATGCAGTGAACGAATTGACCATGTCACATCTTCCTCCAATGATTGATCTCGGTTTTATAGCGGGTCTTGCCGTCTGCAGGCAGGCCGTCCGTGCCTGTAGCCATCGTACCGGACCACCCGGCAAAGGACTGGGACACATACACGCCGCCAGAGGGCAGTGCTTTGTCGTATGCGTCGATTTTTTCAGCCAGCGCCACAAAATCAGGCGGCACGCGCATAGGCTGTACCGTCCCGGCGAATGTCTCGGCGGTGAGGTCGCCGTCCCCTGCCTTGTGTACGCCATCGTTGAAGATAGAGCCACACACGAGGAAATACTGCCCCGGGACTACCCCGGCGGGGACGGTATCCGGCTCAAAGGCGAACTCCCCAGCAACGGGGTCGTCCGCCCGGTCAAAAAAATTGTGCGTGTAAACGCACAGCTCGGGGACGGTCATTGGATGCCTCCTACTCAAAAGGGGCGATTACTCGCCCGGGGTGATAGTCTGGACGGAGATGCCGTCCAGATACTCAGCGAACAGGGTCATGCCCATGATGGCGAAGCTCTCAGAGACCGCGGTGTGGTAGTTGCCCTGAGTGTGGAAGCCGATGAGATTGCTTGCCTCGCCCGCAGTGGTGTAGACCAGACCAGCCTTGGAAAAGTCGCTGTCGGCGGGGTCAACATAGTACAGGACGATGTTGTCCACCGGGGTTGCGATGACCTTTCCTCGCGCGATTTCGCCGCTGGAAAGCAGGAAGATGGTGTTGTAACCCATGAAGTCCTTGATGTACTGGAAGCCGAACTGGTTCTGGACAGTGATGTTGGCCGCGCCCAGGTACTCGTACACATCCAGAATGTTGGCGAAGCCCACGACGCCGGTGACGGTGCGGTGCATGTTCTTGAACTTGTCCTCAACGCTGCCCTTGGCCATCGCCAGAGCCATCTGGAAGGTCTTGGGGGTGCCTTTCAGGGTGCCGGTGTTCAGGTACTTGTAGAAGCGGTCGGTGACGTTTGCGGTCAGCTGGTACAGGAACTCGTCATCGGTCTTCTGAACAGCGACATCGTAGCCGTACTTCTTGATGGCTTCCAGAGAGACGGCTTTGGCGAACTTTTCGACAGTAATGTCAGCATAGGTCTTTTCTTTGACGGTGAACTTGCTGTAGGGGATTTCCTCGCCCTCAGCAACAGTGCCGCTCTGAAGCGTACCCTCGGCGTACTTGCTCTTGAGGGTGGTGCCGGGCTGCATCCGAGTGGGGCGCATGATACCCATGATGTCGCGCAGATGCTGCCAGTTGCGCTGGAAGCGGGTGACGAAGTCGATTTCTCGGGGATTGACGGTAATGTCGGTAGTTACGATAAGGTTTTCTTTTGCTGCCATGTGTTATTCCTTTCCGCCGCCCGTGAAAAGGTCGGCATTTGCAGCAATCGCGGCCTGGCGTTCGCCAGCGTCCTTGATTGCAAAAATTTGGTCTTTTGTCATTTTGGAGCCGGTGTTGGTGGGCGGGGTGTCCACCTTTGCGCCGGTGGTCGTGGTTGTAGCCACAAAGTCACCCCATACGTCTTTCTGGCTGTCCATGAACTTCTTTGCGTCCTTGACCTTGCCGTTCTCGTCCAGCTCCAAAGCATCGATGTCCGCGCCGGTCATTTTTACAACGCGGTCAAAGTGCTTTTCCAGCACGCCATTGTCCTTCAGCAGCTGCTTGTATGCCGCTGCTTTCGTGGCCCGGGTATCCTTCTGGGTCTGCTGGGCCTTGTAGTCGGTCAGGGCCTTTTCCGCAATGGTCTTGCCGTTGGCAGCGGCGTCCCGCTCCTTCTCGGCCTTGGCGGTCGCGGCCTTGGCGTCATCCAGCTGGTTCTGAAGAGCGTCCGTTTCGGTGTGCAGCATGTCCAGAATCTTCTTCATCTTGCCGCTGACATCCACGGTCTCATCCTCCAGAATCGCGCGGAGGTCTTTTCTCTCTAGTGCCATGTGATAGTCCTTTCTGCCCTTGCTCGGGCTGCCATGCTTGGCAATAAGGTTTAACTTGCCGGACGTGCTGCCGGTGTGGTGCCGCTTGCAGGAATCGAACCCGCGTCCGCTGGTTACAAATCAGCAGCTCTGCCATTGAGCGAAAACGGCATAAAAGAAGCGGCTGACGCTGTGCGCCAACCGCTGAGTATTTAGTTTTTGCGTGCAACTTTGGTGATACATTCGACCGCCCAAAACTTCGCTTCCTGTAATTTTGTCATGCACAGACTTTTTTCTCGGCTTTCAGGAAGTGCGTCAAGCTGCGTTGCAAGCTCAAGGAAAAGGTCTTCTGCCTCGCAGTGCGCAGTTTTCACATCATCTGGCAAGAACTTTTCTTTTGGTGTTTTGAACATTTTTTCCAAATTCATAAATTACGCCTCCTTGTTTCCTTCTTCCACTGCGATCTCTCGCAGCTCTTCGATGTGCTCCTCCACCGCCGGGCGCAGAAAGGGTCGCGGTGCCATACCCCGGGTAAAGTGCCACTTGCCGTTAAAGTCCTTCCAGACCCACGGCGTTTTGCGCCCGTTGCCTTTCTCGGCAAAGATGCCTGTTCCGAGCTCCACATAGACGCCGTAAAACAGGTTTGACCCGATGGTCACGGTCTTTTTTGCAAGGTCTACGGCGTAGGTCAGGCTTTGCTTGAGCGCACCGCCCACGTAGCCCTCAATGCCCGTGCTGTCTGCCGTGCCAGTAGGCACAAGCAGCTGGGCGTAGTCCTGCACCTTCATGCCCCATAGGGTCAGCACCCGCTCCGCCCATGAATCCAGCGCCTCATGCAGCTGCGGGGTGTTGTCGGTGAATTTTATGTCGTAGTTAAATTTCATGGTTATTTCTTACGCTTTTTTTGTTCTGCGTTGTAATTGATGCTTCTTAAAATCATCTCGCCGGAGAAGTTATATCTGCTGTCAATGACCTGTTTTGCCGGGATTTCGTTCATTTTGGAAAAGTTTTGAGCGCTGGCGCTCCGGTATTCTTTTGCAGCCGCAATCCAAGCGTTATTGTCCGCAGTAATTCTGCTTTTGAGCTCAGCCGTCATTTTGCTGCTTGGATGCCTTTGCTTGAAATCTGCAATCTCTTTTTTGTTCTGCTCTTCCATGCGCTTGATATTTGCATCAATCGTATCAAAAGAGCTCTGAATAATATCTTGCGCCCAAGCAACCTGTTTTTCGCTGCCCTTAATCGGCAGCGACGCCGCGTTAAAAGCAGCCATCCCTCCGTTGCCTGCTCTCTCGGAGCTTCCCGAACCTCGTTTACTCACGGTAGCGCCTCCTCTCGTATTGAAATGGTTTAATTTTGGTCACGTTCCAGTCAAATTCCGCCGGGCATTTGCCGTACCACAAAATACCGCTTGGTTGCAGCACTTCCAGAGCCTTGCGGCAGTGCTTGGCAAAGCATTCCGCTTCGTATGGGTCGGACTGTGTGCCGTGGCTCGAAATGCTCACGATGGCGTTTCTGGGCTCTCCGTCAAAACACCAGTCATAACTTTGCTCGCCGCACCAGCAGAGCGTTGGAATGACGTGGATGCCGTGCGCCTGCCAGTATGCCGCCAGCCAGTGCTTTTTGTAGTGCATGAAAAGCTGCACCGCAAGCGGCATATCTCTGTAAAGCGAAAAATCCGGCGAACATACCGCGCCGAACTGCTGCAAAAGGGAAATGTATTTGTCAGGGTTGTTCCAGAACCGTTCAAACTGGTAATCGTCCTTGTAAAAATGCACGCCTTTTGTGGCCTTGTCTTTGGCTGTCAGCGCATAATTGACCGGGATCCATTCCAGCTTGTCAATGCGGATGTCCTTTTCCGGCTTGATAGCAGGGATGCCGTACTTACCCACACCGGGAAATATCATCCTCTCGGTGTTTTCCATCGGCAGAATCACGGCTCATCCCTCCAAACCTTACTTTTTCTTGAGCTTTTTTCCTGTTTTCCAGTTGTAACCACGTTTTTCCAGCGCACGGCGTGCTGCCTGTGTGGAAGGATTGTCAGGATGCCCTTTCGCTTTGCCCATCAAAACTTCAACACGGCTCTTTTCTCTGATTGTGCCAGACGCAACGCCCGCTTTGTATTCTGCAATAGCAGACTCTCGCCTTGCGGAATACTGTGCAGCGGCCTCGTGGGCTTCCCTTTGCATTTTTTCCGTTTGGCGGCGTGTCAGGCCGTGAGGAATGCGCATCTTATCGTCCATGTAATCGCTGATGGGCGAACTTAAGCCACGTTTTGCGAGAAATTCATCAAGCGTAGTCTTCTCGCTGCTTGCCCTTGTAGAACTACCAGAGCCTCGTTTACTCATTTTTGGAACTCTCCTTTCTGCGCTTTCGCTCTTCCGCCCACCACATCTGTTCTTTCTCTTTGCCGCCCTTGGCTTTGTACCACTCGGTGTAATCCATGACAGGCGCGACCTCTTTTGTCACGTTGTCCCGCTGCATAGCGTTCTGCCGAGGATACTTGCCCAGTGCAGAGGACAGCACACAGCGGCAGTGGTAAACCATCTCCGGGGCCGCGTTTGGGTCACCGGGGTGCTGTATCTCGTAGCCCATGACCTTAAACGGCTCGTCAAGCTCTGCGGTCTGCTGATCCAGCAGGCGGTGGGTATCACGGGTACGGTAGTCGTGGGTGGAGTTCCACCGCTTTTTGACCTCGATGCCCAAAGCCTGGGCGTTGTGCATCTGCTGCAATGCCCCGGCGTTCTGGGCGCTGGTAAGGGCTGTGATGGCGTTATTCATGGCCCAGTGTATCTCTGTATCAGCCATGCCGTTGACGGCCTGCACAGCGATGTCGTAGACGCTCTTGCCCTGCACGATGCCCTGCATGACGTAGCGGTTAAACACCCGGGCGTCATAGGTGCGGTTGCTCTCGCTCTTGATGCGCTTATTTGGCACTAGCTTGGGATTCTCTTTGAGCAGCAGCTTGACCGCTTCGGTGTTGTACAGGGTCAGCCCGAATGTCACGCCTGCGGCCTGTTCCAGCTCGTAGAAAGCCCAGTTTGCGCCAAAGGAAAAGATGTTGTATTGCTCGTCCCGGGCCAGCTTGTAGGCCGTCTCTTGGGCTGTGGTGCAAGTCTGGGTGATGCCGTCCAGCTTTGCCCGCATCAAATCAGATTGAAACACCTGATTTTGCAGCCAGATGCGGTAATCCTCTTCGGTGATCTCGCCCGCATCCAGCTGCGCCCGCTTGCGCTCGTCCAAAGCTCGATACTTCCCCAGAAACTCGGTGAGCTGCTCGGTCATCTCCCGGCGGGCAGTGCCGTACACCCGGAGGATACGGCGGCGCAGGCGGTTCAGCTGGCGGGTAGAGATACGGTCACGGTCGGTCTGTTTCATGGGCGTTCAAATACTCCACAATCGTGCGCTCACGGGCTGACAACTTCCATTCCGTTGCCGTTGCCCTCTCAGCCGTTGCCCTCTCAGCCGCTGCCCTCTCAGCCGCTGCCCTCTTGACGGCGGCGTGCTTCTCGGCAAGGCGGTCGGATAGCAACAGACCGGATCCGAAAATCACTTTCTTCTCCGGCCTTTGCGCATCAAGGCATCCGATTTTTAAGCACTCGCCCCGCCGGATCTTGAAGTCAATGCCATATCTGGCATATCTCTGCATGATGGCGGATGAAACCACATGGTCGGGATATGTGTACTTGGGCAGCTGCTTGACGGTTTCTTTTCTCAGTCGTTCGGTCTCGGCGTTTATCAGTGCCGTCAGTTCCGGTGCAGTCTGCGCTACAATATCCCCGCCGTAGCTGGTCACAAAAGACGTTTTCACAATGGCACCGTTTTCATACTCGATGTTTGCATCACAAACAATGTGGTTCATCTGCATAAAAATAGACCGACCGCCAAACAAGGTCAGGCTTGGGCCAAATAAAAAGAAAGGGATGTCATGCTTTAAGTAGAATGCGCAGATTTTCGTCAGAATGGAAAAGGGCGGGTTGTCCACAACGACTGCGTCTGTCGGATAGTTGTAGTGCTCATAATCTCCGCCGGGATAGAATGGACGCACGATTTTGGCGGGGTCTATGCCGTACTCCTTGCACGCCCAGTCCCGGACAACGGAGTAAATGCTGGGTGGTGTGTAACAATCGTCCGTGGTCTTTTTTGGCTTGAACTTCTCCACGAACTCTTCGTAAGTCTCACCTGCTGCCATCGTCTTCGTCCTCCTTCTCGTCCACAGTCTCCCGCTCTGCGCTCTCTGTCATCAGGGACGCCCGGGCCTTTTCTTTCTGTTCCGGGGTCAGGTTGGGCAGCAGGTCGATTGCCATGTCCTGCCCGATGATTGCCGCCTCGGAGATCACTGTGCTGACCTGCTCTGCGGTGTTTACGATCCGGCTCCGATTGAATGTCGGCGTTGCGCCGCCAAAGCCGGCCAGCGCACAGATCTGACGAACGAAAGGCTTGATCTGGGCCTCGAAGTCGTCTGCGTTCTGGTTCAGGGGCTCATAGGCCGCATCCAGATGGTCGTTGGTGCTGTCCGCGCTGACGCAATGCACATCCAGACCGCCGAAGTCCTCATACACCCGTGTGTGGAGCAGTTCCAGCAGCGCCTGCCGGGCCGCCACAGGGATCTCGGTGGTATAGGGGGTGATCTTGCCGCCCTCGCTGGTGTCTGCGCCTGCAATGTGGTACAGATTCAGCTTGACAAGAAACTCCTGCAGCTCGCCATCGGTCATGCCGTTGAAGTTCTCGCACAGCCAGTAGATCTGCGAAAAGTCTTGCAAGTCATTGCAGAAGCCGGACATCACCAGATCGGTGTTGTCAATGTAAGCTTTCAGCCCCACAAGGGTGCTCTGGTGCAGGTCGGAGCCCCACAGCGGCACAATGGGAAGAGCGCTGTAGTTTTCGCCCTCCACGCTTTCCAGCCCGCCGCCGGGTGTGGTGACGGTCACGCTCTTGTATGCCTGCTTCGGCGTTGTCTCCTGCATCGTGCTGCCGATTTTGCTTTCCGTGTACTCAGTAAAGCCGTCCAGCTCGTACAGGATGTAGTGCATATCCGTGTCAGGATTCAGCCGCCAGAAGCGCACACCAGCCTGCAAAAGACTTGTTTTTTCATCGTACAGGGGCGCAAACTCGGTCAGCTTGAAAACCACCAGATGGTCGTTGTTCCAAAAGCCAAAGCTCTCGCCGTGGATCAGGGCAAAATATCCGGCTTTCTGGATCTGCTCATCAAAGTTCTGTCCAAGCTTGCCCTTGTCCACGCCATCGTCCGCAAAGACCACGCCGTTGCCGAGGGAGTAGGTCGCCCGCTGCTTGTTGAGCCGCCGGAACAGATTGCTCTTGACCATATCGGGGTGTAGGATGTCCTGCTTGGTGTTTTTGGACAGGCGCTGCAGCATCGAAGCGTAAGCCTGTGCGAAGCGCTCCGCCCCCGGGTTTTTCTGAGCATCGTACAGGTCGGCGTCCAGAGCTATCTTGTAGGGCTCGGAAGCGCAGTGCTGCTGCACGAAGCGCCGGATGAAATCAGGTTGTTCCCCAGCGGCTTTCGCCTGCTGGAAGGTCTGGAATGTGTATACAGTGCTCAAAATCAATCCCTCAGTTTCACAAGGCGCTTTGTGCGCACGAAATAGCGGATAGCGTCCATGCAGTGGTCGTTGACCTTCAGCACGGCGTCGTCTTTGTCCGGGTCCCAAGCGTATACGCCAAACTCTTCCAGTGTGTGCTTGCATCCCTTGTAGACCTTCAACCGCCCGGTCTGCAGCATGGTCTGCACGTCCAGAATGCCGCTCAGAACGTCGTTGTTTGCGGGAGTCTGGGTAAAGCCGTTCTTGCGCAGCTCTGTAATCAGGGGCAGGGCAGAGGGGTCCACAATGATCCTCTCCGGTTTGATGCCGTTCAGCCACGCCTTGAGGTCTGCGACGTACTCGCCCACGGTCTTTTGCCGCTTCTGTTCGCGGCCACTGTAGTAGTACTCCCGGGTGACGATCCAGCAGTCTGCATCGGCCTGTTTTTGGAGCAGCAGGAACACCGTTGCGTTCTGGGTGCCAAAGTCGCACGCCACATAGGCGCTCTTTGGTGACAGCTCCGGCAGCATGTCAATGACGTGCTGCTTGCGGTCGAACATGTCATATACAAGGCCCTCAGCCACCGTCCACAGGCCCAGAATGTAGCGCTGGTAGAAAACTCCGCTGTACTGGCTGCGGTATCTTGCCTTGATGTCCTCAGAAAGCGACAGATTGTCGTCCATCGTAAAGTGGAGATACATCATCTTGCGGGAGCGGCATTTCCGCACCCATTCCAGATAAAACCAGTGCTGTGGGCTGCCCGGGTTGCAGTTGAACCAGAACTTTGACCCGGTGACGGAGCAGCGGGCCGTGGCCTGATTGACAAAGCTTTGTGGCATCAGGGCCACCTCGTCAAAGAATGCCCCGGCCAGCGTGATGCCCTGGATCAGGTCTTGGCTGCTCTCGTCCTTGCCGCCGAAAAAGTAAAATTCGTTGGCTTTGCCGCCCTTGCTGACGGTCATGCAGTTTTCTGCCCGGTGCTCCTTGACGTTGTAGCCACGGGCTGTAAGCTGCTGCTTGAGCGTACCAAGCACGTTGCGCCGGAAGCTGGCAATGGTCTTGCCGCACATGGCGAACTGCTGGCCGCTGTAGCAGGTCATGGCCCACTGTACGAACGAAAAGCTCATGGCAAAGGTCTTGCCCGAGCGGATGGCGCCATCGGCAATGATGCCGTTGTAGCCGCTGTATGCGCTCTGCGGTGTCCACCAGCAAAGAACCATCTTTTGCCGCTGGCTGAGGGCTTTCCAACGAAAACCGTTACTTTTCCGCATGGTCGTCCTCTTCCTCTGGCAGCATCTCCACGTCATCCGGCGGGCTGAGGTCTGCGGCGGCGCTCAGTGCCTCCACAAGCCCGTCGTCCGGGACTTCTATGCTACTCTGGTCTCCCAGCATGGCAAACTTGTCCACGATGGTGCCGAACGCTGTTGACAGTTGCGGCAGTGTTGCTTCCGCAATCTTGTCCGGGTCCGCCATCGCCTTCAGGTACAGCCCGAGAAGCTCTTGTGCTTCTCCTTGCTTGCTCTCCATGTAAGAAAGCATGTCCTTCGAGTTTTCCCGCTTTTTTTGTGCGCACAAGCGCGCACTCTCCGGGTCTTCCTTTACGACTTTCTTGACGGTCGCGTCCGAAACGTCATTCAGCTTTGCGGCTGCACGGTAGCTTTGGAGCTGTACATAGTCCGCAACGATCTTCTTTTTTTGTTTATCTGTCAGCCTCCGTGCGCCCACCGCCACCACCTCTCTAAACTCACGCAAAAGAAAAACCGCCCGGAAATCCGAACGGTCAAAATATCGAATGTGCCGCTTGCAGGGCTCGAACCTGCACACGTCCGGTTATGAGCCGGATGCTCTGGCCGACTGAGCTAAAGCGGCATAAGAAAAACCAGCTTGCTGCATGGAGCTCATCATGCAAAAAGCCGGTTTTTAATCGTATTGTATCAGCAGCGGTTAATCCGCACGGATAGCAGGCCGTGCTCCTTGGATACAGCCACGGCCTCCGATCTCTGCCCGAGGCTCACGTTTTGTGTGGTCTGCACGGAAACCGAAACGCCGCGCATAGCGCACAAAGTGGCTTTCTTTGTTGCTGATCGGTAAGGCCGAGAGGATAAGGCCAGCGCCGAGACGCGTCAAAAACTTTGCCATGTCGCAAATCAGTTCTTTCAAGCGCTCAAACATTTGTATGCCTCCTCTCCAAAAGCGTCCACAGTGGACACTCTAAAATCGCGCTAGCCGCCAGCTGGATTTGAACCAGCACCCACGGAATGGATGTGCGCAATGGTTGGCTGTGCAGTGATGTTCCCGTGGTGTCACCAACGTTGTCCCGCCTTAAATGGGCGGCGCTCTGCCAGTTGAGCTATGACGGCATATAAGCAGCACCCGTGCATTCAGTTTGACGGACAGGCGTAAAACGGTGTGTGCTGCTGCATCCGGAACTTTCGCGGCCGGATGCCCCGCTATTGCACTCCCCGCTCTCGTCAGATCATGCAAGCACTCCCGGCAGGGATCGAACCTGCAACATGCGGTTTTGGAGACCGCTGCTCTACCGCTTGAGCTACCGGAGTATAAAAGCCGCCCTTGGAATCGAACCAGCCGTGTCTACACACACGCGCCGCGCTCCAAACTGCGCTCGGGCGGCCATATAAAAACAGCTCCGGTTCGCCGCCGGGGCTGTTGGTTGGCGCACATCCCGTCGGGAAGTCTACCCACACCCTCAGGGATTCAAAGCTCTCTCGTGGCACGGGAGGTTAAGCGTGCAGCTTTGTGGGGGATGAGTCCATGCGCCATACGGTGCGAGGTTACGGAGTCGAACCGTTCCACAAAACTGCCAGCCCTGTTATGTGGCTTCCCAAACCTCGCATAGAAGCAGCCCGCAAAACGGTGAAGGAGAACAGGAAAGCATGAAAACCTGTCACAAGGAAGGACCGTTCTGGAGGCTGCGTGGCAAGCGGCTACCGCTTAGCGCTGAACCGCTTATTAGAATTTTACATCTAAGCTTACAGACTTGAAAAGAGCTGACCCCTTCCAAAATCACGCTGTGTTTTCTTGTGCATGTTGTACACTTTGCACGTCAGAAAACTCGTCCCATATCTCGGCCAGGGCCATGCATCCGCGTTTGATTCGCCGGTAGACCACTTCTGCCCCGCACACGCCGACTTCTTTTGCGATTTCCTTGTGAGATTTTCCTATGACATAGTGCTCGCAAATCGATTCGGCGCATTCCGGCTCGGCCATCAGGCAGTATGCCCGCCGGGTGGCCTCAACACGCAAATTGCACAGGTCCGTCTCCATCCTCTGAAGCTTTCGGCGCTCGGTGTCCAGCTGCTCTACAGCGAAGCCCACCTTGTCCCCATTGCTACCACCCACAGGCATCCCGCTCAGGCTCTGGGTGCATTTTTCTGCCACGTCCCGGATGCGTTGTATTTTTTGCTTTTGGACTTCGATAGCCTCCGCAAGGTCGCGGCACTGCTGAAACCACGCCTTAACGGTGCAGTAATCGGTTCTGTCCGGCTTTGGTGCATCACTTTCAGGTGTCCATGTGCGGATCATTGGCTTTCCTCCTCAAACGTGCATTTTACGGCGGGACTACCGATTTCGTAAACGACAACGTTCTTGATTTTATCGGCGATACCCGGCGCAACCAGAAGATGAACTGTTCCATCTTCGGTCATATTTGCTTGAATCCAAATTTCTCCAATCATGTATATACCTCCATTTCTTCAATATCGATTTCAGCCCTTGGGTTCTTCCGGTCAAGCTCCACCCGGCTGCCATCGTGGGCAGCCACAATGTGGCTGTTGTCGTCCTCCAGCACCCCGGCTTTTACCAGAATGTCTGTAGTCGCCTCAATGAGGTTTGCCAGATCGACCCGGCGGGCGGTCTTCATGTAGTACACGCACCTCACGTTCACGTGGGCAGAGATTGGGCTGCGTGGCCTTTTGATTTGCCGCAGGCAGTCCGTCTCATAGTCCACGTATGCCTTGCTAGGGGCCACGAATGGGGTCCCGGAGCGTGTGCGGAGAATGCGTGCAGAATTTTTCTTGGTGCGGGGTTCGCCGTAGAGGGTCAGGTGCATAAGGTGCCTCCCGCAAAATCTTCCACGGTCATCTGCACGGCCTGTTCCGGCACATCTTCCCAGCCGATGCCGATGTAGTCCAGTACTCTACCCCAGCCGTACCAATCGCCGTTTTCATCCCGGCAGACGTGTTTCATCCAGAACTCCCACTCTTTGGGGTTGGTCTCCCGCAAGACGTCAAAACGGTGTGGTCTTCCCTCGATGTGGATCCCAAAGCCGCACATGGTGCAGCCGGTGCGCTGTGCCTTTGTGGTGTACAGATTTCCGTCCCTGTCCCGTGCGATCTCGCCATATTCGGCGGGGATGGGCACGTCTAGGTCAAGCGCAAGCTGCAAAACGTCCTGTCGGTCAAAAATAGCAAAGGGTGCGCTGCGGGTGGTGGTCTTGCCGAAGTAGTTGCAGCCGTGCATTTTCAGGCTTTTCTCGCGCCGCCCGCCCTCGCTGGCCATAAGACCCATGTAGGGGACGCTGTTGTGGTCCCGTGCCCAGTCGTTACAGGGCTTTTCTTTGAGGTAGTAGCAGCAGCGGTCAGACACCTTGAACGGAGCCGCCTGATACCCAAGCGCCGCGCCTTCCGCGTCTGCGCCGCCAAACAGGTCGAGCCACTTCTGCGGAAGCTTCATGCGGCTGTTCTTCTGCCAGCCGCCATATTCTCCAGTTTCCCCGGTGATGATCGCATGCCGCACGGTTGCATTTTGCTCTGTCGGATTCTGTAGCAGCATAATTTTACCAGCCTTTTCCTTGCTGATGACGGGCCATCCAAACTCCTGCAAAACCTGCACCTTACTTTTCAGCGGCTTCAAAAACACGAAGGACGGCGCTTCTCCATCTCCCATCCAGTTTTTGTACTCAGCTTCCATCTCCGCCGCCATCTGCTTGTGTACCTGCTGCACGCCCTTCCCTTCCAGCGAGGAGCAGGACACGCAAGTAACGGGCAGCCCGATGCTCTCCAGAAAATAATGCAGCGTGATGGAATCCAGCCCGCCCACGGATAGGTGTACGCCCTTTTCGTGTTCTTTTGCCCAGTAGTAAAACGCCTCGGCCATTTCCTGTGCGTGCTCCACCTTGCGCTTGTATTCCCACTTCTGCATGGTCTGGAAGCGCTCGATGTTCGCCAAAGAGCCGTTTTCAGCCATAATCTCCTGTACGGTTTTCATTTTTTACCCCCATTGCTCGGCCATTGCTTTTGCAATTCCGGGAAAGGTCTTGCTTCGCTCTTTTTGCGATCTGTGGCCTCCCGGGTTGCCTTTCCCTCGCGGACCTTGCCCTTGCACCCAATACATTGTTGGCATGACAATTTCTGTAGGCTCTAGCGGAGGGAGACCTTTTAACCATAAGCAAGTCTTTTTGTGGAAGGGATGCCCGAACTGCCACGGCTGGATGATTTGTGTGTACCTCGGAAGGCGGTAAACGCCAGATGGCACGGGGTTTTCAACAGCAATCTTCGAAATTCCGCTTTGCAAGAATCGGAGGAAAAAGTCTTTTGCTTCCATGCCTTTGCTCAGACGTTCAAGAGCGACGTAACTTTTTCCATCAATGATCTTGTAAAGCCTAGAAGCGCCGGCGTTGCTCAGGTATGTGCAGGGAGGGTGTGCAATAAGCAAGTCCCACTTGCCAACGTCATGCGTTACGCCGTCCATTGTCACGACTTGCCCCCCCCTCCAGAGCCTTGAGCGCGTCTCCAAGAATATGCCACTCGGGATGCCCGCCGGACGGCTCCTGAATATCGCAGGAGTAGGCTTCGTGGCCTTTTGCCCGAAATGCCTTGCATACTTCCTGCGATTCCTCACAGGCGATAAGTACTTTCATCTGTCCGCACCTCCGTTCGCTTTTGCAGGTTCCCTCTTTCTAGGCGGCTTGGGCTTCGGCATCCAACACCGCACGTTTTCGGTTGGAATGGATCTTGTGATGCTGTACCCACGCTCTAAAATCGTCCAGCATTTATAGGTGGAGTCATAGCATCCGACCACCGATTCCTCGTGGAAGAGCGATTTTTCCACAAAGAGGACGGGCTTCAGGCTACGAGGCAGTCTCTTTGATGGGTCAACCCATTTACTTGCAGTCCGCTTCACCTGTTCGCTCCTCCGTTCGCTCCCATGTATTTCTTACGGCCCCGTTCCCGGTGACGGTCCTCGTGGTCGTAGTGGTATACAACGCCCCGGTCGGTCATCTGCTTTGTGTAAGCAAGCTCTGCGATATGCTGGAGCTTAAACTCGGCGTATTTAAGGCAACTGTCGTGGCATACCGGGTGCCGAGTGGGGCAGTCTTTACACGGCGTCATCGTCATACGGCACATCCTCCATTCTTGATCCGCACATCGGACAAAACGGCGTTTTGAGGCCACACGGATTAACCTCTCCGCATTCCGGGTTCGTACAGCGTGTTGCAGGTACGCACCACGAGCCACTCTTACCAGCGCTGCTCACACAGGAGCCAGGAATTTCTTCCCAGTGTGCCACAGGCCGCAGCGTCTTCGGGTCGATGGTGGGCGCCTCGCTCACCATATCTGCGCAACATTCAGCGGTGCTTTCGCACTCGTTTGTGGTTTCGCGTCCAATATACAGGGCGTATTCTTGCATTTCTTTTTCAAGAGGGGTTGCGTTAATCAACCTCACTTCATCCATTTTTCAGCACCTCCGTCCTCACCGGCTTGATGTCCCGATACTCGGGGTAATGGTCGCCCGCCAGCTGGCAGGCCCTGAACTCTGCCGCAAACTGACTCGCGGCGTTGATGCGGTATGTAAGCGCCACGTTCCCGTGCGGGCCGCTGCACTCTACGATGACTTTGTATCTAGGCATTTCGTCCTCCGTTCTGGTTTGCCTGCCCAAGAAGCTTTCTTTCTTTCCTGGACTTGAGCATCCGGGTGCGGGCAGCAAGGCAGTGCTTCGCCAGCATCTGCTCACCCTGGGCCTTTTCGACGGCCTTTTTCCACGCCGGGAGAAGCTGGCTCTGCCAGCTGCACTCCGAAATCACCTCGTGGAATGTCTTATAGGCCATCTCATCCGGCACATCCTTGAGTGATGAGTTCGCCCAGATCTCCGCGATGCTTGCGCGGTTCTCTGCGGTCTGAGGCCGTCCAAAATAAGCCTCAGCGTCCGCAAGGAGCTTTGTCATCATCTCCACTGTCACGGTTTCACCCCCTTGAAAATATTTGCGTATGCTTCTGCGGTGCTTTCTGTGGCTTGCTTCCCGCGAGGCTGCTCTTGTCGGCGCTGCTCATTCGCTGCCACGTCCCCCGGGGTGCGTATCCCGTCCCGCTGCCAGCCAGACAGGATGCCGTTGATGTAGTTCCACGACCGCTTGCCAGCTTCTGCGGCCTTGTCGATCGCCAGCAAAATCATCTCCGTGCTGTACTCCTGCCGCCATTTTTGCAGTTTTTCCAGTGCCGAACGCGGGAAATCACCGATAGCCCGCTGGTAATGCTGAACGATTTTTGATAACTCCATATCAACGGCGGCAGTGTTATCGCGCTTTACAACATCTACATCCCCATCTACATCCCCATCTACATCTACATCTACATCTACAGTTATTTTTGTTATGTCGTCATTAACATTGTTATCGTTTGTTATTTTTGTTATGTCGTCAGGCTTTCCCCAGCGCTTTGCCATACCGCGTTTTCCGGCGTTGCTGCGTTTCTTGCGGGTTTCATCCCATTTTTCAGACGCCCGTTTTACGTCGCTGCACATAAATTTCCAGTTGCCCCGCATCCCGCGGTCTGAAAATTCGGGCTCTTCTCCGGTTTTGGCATACCGTGCAAGAGCTCGCATCAACTGCCCAACCTCTTCGTCGGAGTATTCTTCTAACGCGTCGAACCAGCTCAGATACGCTACAAATGACTTTTTATCGTCCTGTGCCACTCAATCACCTCCTTTGCGCGCCCGTATAGCCAGATAGCGCAGCTCTCTGCTTAGAACGGCAAGTCCTCCGAGTCGTCGATGACCGAGAAGTCGTCTGCGCTGCCCTGCGAATACTCCGGCACACTCTGAGGCTTCTGCGGGGCGCTGTGAGCGATGTTTGCTTCGCGCACATGATTTTCCGTCTGCTGGTCGAAATCGCGCACAGCGGGCTTCTCTGCGGACTTTCCGCCGCAAAAGCTCACCTGCGACGCAAGAACCTCGGTAGCTGTGCGGTTGTTGCCGTTCTTGTCCTGGTACTGACGGGTCTGCAAGCTGCCTTCGATGGCGATCATGCTGCCCTTCTGGAAATACTTACAGACGAACTCGGCGGTCTGCCGCCACGCGGTGACGTCGATAAAATCGGCCTTGCGCTCTTCGCCCTGCCGGGCAAAGCTGCGGTCAACCGCGATGCGGAAGCTGCACACGTTGGTGCCGTTCTGGGTGGTCTTGAGCTCCGGGTCGTAGACCAGACGGCCCATCAATGCAACAACATTAAGCATGGGCCGCTCCCTCTTCCTCGGCGTCGCCAGCGCCTACCTCGTAGTCGATGTTGGCGCCCATCAGGACCTCCGGACACTCGGCGCGGGCAAAGTAAGCGGCGGCGCGGTACTTGAGCATCATTTCGGTCATTTTGGGCCAGTAGCTGCCATTCTTGTTCCACCACCCGGCATCCTTTGCCATCTTGACCGTGACTTTCGGACCTTCGACCTTTTCGCCGGTGAGCTTGTCCACGCCGATCAGGCGGCAGCCCCAGTTGTCGGTGCCTTCTTCGCCCTCCATGCGGTAGCGGGTGCGGCCTGCAAACTGGCCGCTGTTGTCGATGAGGGCCTTGCAGCTCTTGCCGCTCCATGTGGGCATACCATGGACGACGTAAAGGTTCTGCATGACGAAAAGGTGCGAGACGCCCATGCGCAGGGCCATCTCGCAGGCGATGGCACACGCGCCGGGATTGCCAGTGTAGGTCTGAGGTAGAAAACCTTCGGGCAGCTGTGCCATCGCGGCGGCTTTGGACTTTGCAAGCATCCAGTTGCGCTCGTCAATGGTCAGGCCCTGCACCTTCTCGGCGTAGCTCTGACGGGCAGGGGTGACAGGTGCAGCAGGTGCGGGCATCTCTGCGGGCGGGGTGACATGTTGGTCAAGCATCTCGATAGGGGTCTGGTTCATTTTCTCAGGCACGGTGAATATCCTCCTCGGTAAATTTAATATCGATGATATTTGCATAACGCTTAATGGCGTCAAGCTCGGATTTGGTGCAACGGAAAACGAGCTTCCGGTCCCTGGGTTCTTCCTGGCGAGTGAAACGGGCAAAGAAATCGTCATCGTACTCGTCCGGTGTGTAACCATCGCCGTAGCCAACGCCCGGCTGCACAAGGCTGACGGTGTAGGGGTTCTGCGCTGGGCCTTTGTAGTTGTCCGGCATCCCACGAATGACGGCCTCCCGTAGCATGGTGCGGTACTCGGTCATGTAACAAAAATCTATGGATTCATACGGTTCAGGCATGATTTCTTCGCCAGCAGCGGCATGAACGATGTCGATGAGGCACATGAGCTCACCGACCCGGCGATAAATCGAGTCGATTGTGCGGCGGGTCTCCTGACTGCCCAGCTGATGGCTGCGGGCGAAGCCGGTGAACAGAGCCACAGCATAGTTGACATCGCTGGTGAGCTTGTTGCCGGTACTGATGAGCCGGAACAGCACATTGTCGTTCCCGACGTACTGGAAAATGCCCTCGGCCTTGTTAGAAAGGTCTTTGATGCGGGCTCTGCGGGCTAACGTCTGACTCATGTGTATTACCTCGTATAATAAAATAGTAGTATTTATAGACCGCTCTCCAGCGGAATGCTACA